TATATATTCCTCGTAAATCATGAGTACTCAATAGGAAGCGATAGAGGTTAAAAATGGAAAGCCATAAGGTAATGGTTTTCACATTACCTTTACGGATCATAACTCTAGCTTCTCGAGGAATGATCCGCGGTAAGCCTGCACGTGTACATGAAACCGCTACCTTACTAATTTCTCGAGTAGTAGGACGATTTTCATGCCTTGCAACATATTGTTGCAACATGATTGAACAGGTTTTAAGGTAAAGAATCAATCCTTTAACGGATTGATTTTTTACAATTAAATATAGAGTTCTAAGAACTCCCTTAAATTGTCGTACTGCCGCTTTGGTAGGTGCCTTTGCATAGACTAGTCTTCTTAATTTTAAAAGTAAGTTGACTAGCCCAAGACCGGATTTTACACCGATCTGTCCAGTTATTTTGGACTTCTCTTTTGCAAGTAAATCCTTGAACGCTTTAAGACGTTCAAGATTGATTGTAAATGTTGAGTTAAAATTTGTTACGGTTATAATAATAAATAGTTGGCTAGGTTCATTTGACCAGTCAGGTAACTTATTAACTTAACCTAACATGATTGGTATGCAACTCCGTCACTTAGGTATGATCCTTCTCTGATCCCACCTCCTTTCTTTTAATTAAAAGAATATTTTATTTCTTTATGTCAATCCCTGGTCAGTTTCCCTCACACATATGTGTTGGAGACTCTCCTTTGCCCCAAAAGACTAGAACATCCCGTTCTAGCTGGGCCCGCCACCGGCAGCGCCTTGAGCAGTTTATAACAAAGTCGGATAAACCGGCGTGAGTATCTGTCAGGAATGCCAATTTTTGTGTCCTGAAAGGACCACATAGAGAGGATGCTGTAGGTGATCTTTTCATAAAGATTTTATATTTTTTTACTCAAGAAAAAGAAGGTCTTTATATCAACGCCTGGTCAGTTTCCCTCACACATATGTGGTTAAGGCCACATAGAGAGGATGCTGTAGGTTGTCTCTACATAAAGATTTC